TACGCTGCTGGTGCTACTGCTGGTTTAAGAGCTTCGGGAAAACAAATGGAGCGAATCAATACGCAACGAAAGTTAGCTGAAGTGATCGCTTTATACGCAGGTAAGCTACGTACATATTACGGTTATAGTGACAGATCAATTCATAAAAAATTTTATATTTATTTTAATATGACAATTACCGAAGCTCTTGGTCAACCTAAGAAAACAATGGAAGATTTAATAACACAATTAGAAGATATGAGGGATTATTAATGGACTCGATAACACTTGAAGCGATTATCGTCGCTGTAATCGTATTTCTATTTATAATAAAATAAAGGAGAGTAAGAATGAAAAACTTAAACGAAATTGATCACACTCAACAAACCGTGACACTTGGGACAGAAGACAATCCAGTTGTTTCATTAATGAGAGGTCACGTTATAGCGCGTGGATTTGTTAAAGCTTTCAGTAATGAAGGTTGGGGTGACGATATGACTGAAGAAGAAATTATCGAGGAAGCAAAAAAAGATAAAAAAGATATTAAACACACATGGGGTGTTTTTGATAGTACGGCAAATGACGGTAACGGTGGTTGGACGTATGACGTTGCCAAGGACACCGATGGTGCTGAACCTATTACGATGAGATTATGGTAATGAAATCACTAGAAAAACAAGTTGGTGGAAACCACTACAAAAAATTTAAAATTCAACCAATTGAATTCATCCTTGCCAACAACCTTGGTTTTGTTGAAGGAAATGTTATTAAATATATCTGTCGTCACGAATTTAAGAACGGTGTTGAAGACCTGGAAAAGGTTAAACATTACTGTGACCTTTTGATTGATCATTTAAAAAAACAAGAAACGAGCGTTAAATTAAATAACGAACCTGTACAACCTGCAAGATCACTTTACGATGGGGAGTGTTTACCACCAATACCTAGTGTCGATGAACGCTTAAATAAGATTCGTGAAGATTTAAAACACCCGAAAAATCCGAGTCTACATGTATGAAACCAGAATCAACAGTACAACAAGAATTGCAGATCGAAGCGAAAACTTACGACTGTAATCTAATGAGAAATAATTGTGGAATGTTAAAAACTGAAGATGGTCGCGTAGTTCGTTTCGGACTCGGTAACGTTTCTAAACAACACCAAGATAAGATCGCTTCTTCCGATTTAATTGGCTTTACTCGTCTGTTGATCACTCCTGAAATGGTAGGACATGTTGTAGCGGTCTTTACCGCTGTTGAATGTAAAGAAGAAAAGTGGAACCACAACAAAAAATTTAACAAGCGTGAAACTGCACAACTCAATTTTATCAATTGGGTACTAATGAATGGTGGTTTCGCTGGTTTCGCTTCACACGTTGACAACTTACAAGGAATTCTAAGACAATAACATCAACCTAGTAGATAGATTTTCCTGATCCGTTAATCGAAAGAACGATTTAGTCTCCGTTTTTCTACTAGGTTCCTTAGAGACTATTTACGAGGCTAAGAATTATGAACATACGGAACAACTTTTAAAATGATGTGGAAAATCTTTCCATTAACTATCACTCGCGATGGCCGTAAGGTTCCAATTCGTGAAGTAAAGTGGCAGGAGCAGGCCACCAGTGATCCCAATGTAATTGCACAATGGCAACAGCTTTACGGTCACAAGATTAAGCTATGGGGCCTTCCCACTGGCCCTGAAAACGGTATCCTTGCCCTTGACGTAGACGTAAAAGACGGTGGACTTGAAGCGGTTAAAAAATACGATGTACCACTAACGAAAACTCAGATAACAAGATCGGGTGGAATACATCACCTTTTTAAATATCCTAACGATGGAGAGTCATACGGAAACAAAGTAAAATTCGATGGAAGTGGATTAGACGTTAGAGGTGAAGGTGGTTACGTTGCTGTATATAATCTAACTGACGTACCGATGATCGACGCACCTCAATGGCTACGTGACGTATCTAGAAAAACGAAACGTCAAGAAGTAAATGTAGAAGATGCGGTAAAAGTCTCACCTGAAATTGTCAATAAAAAACTCGAAGAAGCTTGTGAAAATATTCGCGAAGCACCTGAAGGTGAATCCAACAACGTTTTAAATACTGAAGCATATAAAATAGGCCAACTCGTTGTCTCAGGTAGCGTTGATTACCAGTACGCCTATGACATGCTTTTTAAAGCAGCTAAGGATCGCGGTAAACCAGATTATGAAGCTAAGGCCACAATTGAATCGGGCTTTAAAGGGGGCGGTAAAAACCCTGTCGTATGCCCCTTCGGAAAAGACGAACCTATTTTAACTATTCCGGTCCTTGACACACCTGTACAAGAACGTTGGACACCACCGTTTTTCAACAGTCTAGATTTAGTTAACTTCCAAAAATTAAAAAAACCGCAAATCTTTAAAAATTATTCTACTGAAGATATTCACTTGACAACTGCCGATGGTGGGACAGGTAAGACAACACTTAAATTATACGAAGCTGTTTGCCTAGCTCTAGGTGAAGACTTCCTTGGTTTTGAAAATACTCGAAGAGAAGGCGCAAGAACATTATTTATTACAGGTGAAGATACACGCGAAAAATTAGGGGCCATGATCGGTGCTATCTGTAAGCAGATGGGCATTTTAAAAGACAAAAAGAAAATGTCGAAAATTAAAAATAACATCGTTGTTAAAAAAGACGACGACTTATGTTTAATCACCAAAGATCGCCAAGGGTTCATTCACATTAATCAAGAATCTTTAAATAAAGTTATGGAAGCTATCGTTGACCTTAAACCAACGTTAATTGTCTTTGACCCTATCTCAAGTTTTTGGGGTTCGGAGAGTGCGCTTAACGATATGTCAAAAGTCGTTGCAAAGTTCATGGGTAAACTAGTTGTAGCAAGCGGAGCGTGTGTAGAAGTAATTAACCACATGGGGAAGAGTTCTTCAGCAGGTAAAGACATGACTCAATTCGCTGGTCGTGGTGGAACAGGTTTACCATCTCATTCCAGGGTGAGTCGAGTGTTACGTGGTATTAGCGAAGAAGAGTACAAAGAAGAAACAGGTTTTGAACTTAAAGAAAATCAATCAGCGATGATTTGCAACGTAAATAAATTTTCCGATGGTTCACCGCTATTAAACAATCCGTTCATTATTGTAAGAGAAGGTTTCTTATTTTCTAAAGTTGCCCTGGTAGCTAGAGAAATTAAAGAAGAAGCTGACAAGGTGACTGATACGGAACGAGTGTTTAAATACATTAAGAGCGAAAGAGAACAAGGGCGTTACCCTAGCAAGAACGTTATCGTAGGAAAGTTCAACACTGACGCAGATAAAATTAGCAAGGACAGAACATCGATGGCGCTTGAAATGTTAATGTATCAAGGACATCAAGGTTTAAAAATAAAAGCAGTAGAAAACCCTGACCCTGAAGTTGGCGGTAAAGCCTTCATTATAACGGATATGGATAATAGAGAGGTAGAATATGAGTAGAGGCGTACCATCGTTTATTTGCTACGAACGAAAATTAAAAGAGTGCAACGGTTGTAAAGAAATTCTACCGTTCAGCGATTTCTCAGGTTCAAGTCTCCTTGGTACACCTAGAAGTCATTGTAAAAAATGTAGAGCAATAAAGACGCAAAACTATACACGCGAAAAAAAGATAAAGACTTTTCCAGATTTATATTACGACTGTGACAACGACGACTGTTGTTTCATTTGGTTAAAAAGTAAAGGGAGAGTTTGTCCTAAGTGTGACGATTTGAAGGAGTTGGTAGAATGATTGGAACAGGAATAGAAGCGACGATTAGACTTGGTAGCGGTAATGTAGCCGTTGGCCCTAGAATGTATAAGAACCGCCAAGGTGGTTTGTTATGTTTTGAACAATTATTTGATAAAGCGAACCATGGCGAACGTGTAGATAATTATGAAACTTACGGTACAACAATAAAAATTGAAATACCTAACGTAGAAGCAATTGAAGTTATCAGAAAATGTTTAGACAATCTTGAAGAAAAACTTCAAAAGGATAACAATGACCAACACGAAGAAAACAGTTAAACGAGCGCAACGTGAAGTAGTGGTCCATCACGTAGAAGACTTTTGTAAGTCAAAGTCACTGACCGTTTACGATTGGGCCAGCACAGATGAATACGAAAAGATAACTTGTGTCGGTTGTCTAGCATCGGCAATGTATCGACGAAATAAAAAGATAATGGATTGGAACGATTGCTTAAAAAGAGCAAGAGTTTTAATCAAAGCGAAACGTACTGTTGAACGAGCGAGAATAGAATGAATAAAACTGAAGAAATGTTAAAAAGAATAGAAGTTGATCCAGGTGCTAAAGAGTTCTGTAATAAAATTATGGACAACAAAAAATTAATTAAAC